TGGTCCCGGCACGACAGCCTGAGCGACCGGCCCTTGGCGCATGGCGGGACGAGTGCGAGCGGGTCCACGGCGGGACGCAGGGCAACTACTGCGGCACTCAGACCATGCACGTCGCCAGGATGGCCCACTCATGATTATTGATTGCTTCACGACGCATGACAACCTCGAAATATCCGTGGACGGCGCACTTGTGCGCTTTGAGTTCTCAGCCCGTTTTGGCCCATGGCTATTGGGGAAACGTGGCGACTTGATAAGCAAGAAGCCCTCGCGGAGATTTTTAGAGCGTGTGAGTTGGTGGTGGCAACAAGGCGGTCAGGTGGTCGATGGCGTGGCGCAATACGTCGCGCCAGTGAAGGCACCGCGCTACCACTTAGGTGGATCGGACTATACAGAGTGTCCAAAGATGGCCACGAAATTCGGCGGGGTATTAGTGACCAAGGTGCTGCGATGATGGACCGCTACAAGCCAGAGAAAACATCCGATCCGGTGATGGCCATTTTGGTCGCCTGTCACGCCCTGATGCCAGACGCCTCTAACCGTGAGAAGGCGCAATGGTGCGTCCAAAAGCAACGCGAACTCCAGCGGGACGGGCGCATTGCCACGGCGGCTGGCGAGATCGTGCCGTCCCTGGTGCTGGCAGGGTTGGACCCGGTGATGGCTCGGCTGTGTGCTGAGGGAGACCGATAGAGGGGTTTACTATCTCGACCACGATCGGTGGTCACGCGACCACGATCGATGGTCATTTGATCGCGCCTACTGCCTGATTTACCCTATCGGCTATGGGTGTGAACTCCAAATCGTTTGTCTCGAAGAAGAACGCCGCGCTCGGGCCGGTGGCGAAAGGGCGTCCGAAAGGGTCCAAAAGCCTCGTGCCCCAATCGGTGAAAGCCTCTCTGAAAAAGGTATTGACCGATATCGCCACGGAAAATCCGGCGATGATCCGGGAAGCCATTGAACGTGGGATCAACGCGAAGCCCCCCTATTCGTTCTCGTACCTCCAACTGGCCGCGCATTACATCGACGGCAAACCCTCGGACAAGATCGAGCACGAGGGGAACGTGTCCTTTACATGGCTGACCACGGAACCGACCGAGTAGTCCAGATTCAGTATTGCCCGCGCAAGTGGGCCATGGAGATGCACAACACCACGAAGCGATTCATGGTGCTGGTCCTGCACCGCCGTGCCGGAAAGAGCCAACCGCTGTCGTCCTTGGTGCTAAGGCCGTCAGGGTTCGCCCCTATGGGGTCTATTCAGGCGGGTGACCGCGTGGTGTGTCCTGGGCAGGCAGAACCCGCCACGGTCGTGGATGTCTTCCCACAGGGCCTTGTGGATGTCTACAGGGTCGTCACCGCAACAGGGCAATCAGCACGAGCGTCCAAGGACCATTGGTGGCAGGTGCGTATCTCTGACTTGATGGGTGTGCAATCTATCTCGGTGATCAGCACCGCAGAGATGGCCGAGAGAGTCCAATCGGGGGCGACAGTCGAGGTGCCGACACTGACTGGTCCAGCGTGGTGTCCCGTTGTCTCGGTCGAGTTCGATGGCCGTGATGACTGCCAGTGCATCGAAATAGACCATCCCAGTGGACTATATGTCACGGACGATCACCTCGTCACCCACAACACGACTGCGATCCTTAACCACCACCAACGGGCCGCGATCGACGACGAATGGGAACTGCGTCGGCTTAAGGCGTTGATGCCTGGGCTGGCCAGAGAGGAACTCCGGCCCATGCTCAAAGGGCGGTTCTACGGCCACGTCATGCCCACCCGTGTGCAGGCCAAGATGGTGGCATGGGACATGATGAAAAACTACTCCCGAGGGACGGGGGCCACCTACAACGAACAAGAATTACTTGTGCGTTACCCCAACGGGTCCAAGATTCAACTGTTTGGATCAGATAACCCAGATGCGATGCGGGGTTCTGGATTCTCAGGGTTGTCGTTCGACGAGTATTCCCAACAGCCGGTGAACATCTTCACCGAAGTGCTCTCCAAGTCGCTGGCGGACCATCTGGGCTACGCCATTTTTGCAGGCACCATTAAGGGCAAGGACCATCTCTTTAAGACCTACGAGAACGCCAAGGGGTCTGACACCTGGTTTGCGAAGTGGCAAGACATCGACGAATCCCTCGCGAACGAGGTGGGCCTCACGATCGCCAGCCTCCGGCAAGCCATGGAAGATGACCGAAAGATGGTGGTTGAAGGCCATATCTCGCAGGATGAGTTCGACCAGGAATGGTTCCTGTCCACGGATGCGGCCATCAAAGGGGCTATTTACATCAAAGAACTCGCCACACTCCGGGATGACGGGCATATCACCCGTGTGCCCTACGATGCCAACCTGCCGGTCGATACCGATTGGGACATCGGCGTAGGCGACAAAACCTCTATCTGGTTCACCCAAAGCCTCCGGAGCGGCGAAGTGCGGGTGATCGACTACTTAGAAGCATCCGGGGAAGGCTTGCCGTTCTACGCCAAGGCCCTCAAGGACAAAGGCTATGTCTACGGGGAGCACTGGGCACCGCACGATATTGCCGTTCGAGAATTCACCACCGGGAAAAGCCGGAAGGATATCGCGGCCAGCCTGGGGATCAAGTTCAACATTTGCCCCAAACTGCCGTTGGAAGACGGGATCAATGCCGTCCGTCTGTTTTTGCCCAAATGCTGGTTCGATGAGCAAAAAACACGCGCAGGACTCGACGCGCTCAGGCACTATCGACGGGACTACAATTCGTCGATGAAAGAGTTCAAGGCCACGCCTGTGCATGATCACAACTCTCACGCGGCAGACGGATTCAGGTATCTCGCCGTGCGGCACAAAGATCCCAAGGCCGCGAAGACCAAGCGTACCGATCGCTTTGCCGGGGCGTCGGCCAATAGACGCCAATGGATGGGGAGTTAGATGCGCCAAGACGACCGCGATTTTTCCAAACGCGCCTACACTGGTCCCGGCGTCATCGTGGGTGACGCACGAGCCGACCTCCTGTCCACAGGGACGTGTGATGCGGCGTGGTTCTTGTGTTACGGACGGCCATCGTCCAATGTGTGTGTCGTTACGCAGCAACGCCCGTTTTAGGCACGAATAGAGGTCCGATATGGAAATGGAAGATCCCACAGGAATGATGCTCATGGCATCAGGCGACAAACCCACCGAGCAAGACGTGGTGGCGAGTATTCACATTGAGAAGGCCGACGACGGCGGGGTCGTGGTGCGAGTGTCCAAGCGACCCGCAGGCCCCTCTGGTGGCGAACTCCCCTTCGCTGGAGGCGACGACGTGAACGCCTTTGGGTCGTGGTCGGAAGCCGCTGAGTTTGTGTCTGGCCTCATGAGCGCCGACGCGAGTCCGGTCGAGGGCGTGATGGAAGACGAACCCCTGTTGGAGGAGTCCGTCGCACCTGAGCCGATTGAAGAACTGGCCGCATCCATTCCTCCTCCCATCAAGGGTGGAGTTGAGTTTGCTGGACAACGGTCGTATCGTTCGTAACCAAGGAGTCTGATTATGGCAACATGCAAGATTGGCACGTACGGCAAAAGCACCAGCATGAAAACGGTATCCAAGATCGCGGGCGGCAACGTCAACGGATCGAAGAAGAAGTAGTGGCTGAACAGTCACTGGTAGACGAATCGGAATCGCTCTCTCGCCAGCAGTGGGCGGTCGTGGTCGCCAACGTCCTGCGTAAGTCATGGGATGACGACCTGGTTCGAGACGTGGTGGCTGGGGGGCAAGCGAAGTTCCTGCGCGTGGCCAAGAAGTTCCTGGCTGGCAAGGGATTGCAGCGCAGCGATTACATCGCTATTTACACGATGCTCTCCATGTCGTCTGGGCAGCAGCCCAAGTGACCAAGCCGACTTCGATCACGCAGACAGGGTACGGCGCGAAAGCGATGGCCATTTTTGCGATGGCCGCATCGTCTGACCATGATCTTCATTGGACCGACATGTGCCACCAGTTCTCGCAAAAGTCCGTCATCCGCAAGTGCGAAGAACTCGCGCAGCGTGGCTACATCGTGAAAGGCCCACAACAGTCGTGGGCACAGTCATTCTTGACCGATAAAGGGCGTCAAGTATTGGAGACCATCACCATGAGTGGCAGTTAGGTTCAACGAGCGCACCGCCCACGGTGACGTGTCATTGGTCTCGATGTCGCAGGCGGACACCGCCGACGCGCAGCAGCGCCGTGACAGCGTGACTGACATTCTGACGCTGGCGAAAGCTAGATTCAAAATGGTGGTCGAAGCCGAGAGCACACTCCGCACCGAGCAGGACGAGGACCTTCGGTTTGTGTCATCGGACCAGTGGCCCAGTGATATTGAAACGTCCCGATCGGAAGAAGGCCGTCCGTGCCTCACGATCAACCGACTTCCGCAATTTATTCGCCAAGTCACCAATCAGCAGCGGGCGTCCCGCCCCGCGATTCAGGTGAACCCCAAAAGCGGGGGCGCGAACCTCAAAACCGCTGAAATTCTACAAGGCGTCGTTCGTGACATCGAACTCGAAAGCGATGCCGAAGTGGCGTACATCACTGGCGCTGAAGCCCAGGCCAAAATTGGGCGTGGCTTTTGGCGCGTAGTGACGCAGTATTCCGACGACCCGACGAGTTTTCAGCAGGTCCTACGCATCAAGCGCATCCGGAATCCGTTCACGGTCTATATGGACCCCACCACACAAGCGGTGGACGCGAGCGATGCGAAGTTCTGCTTCATCGTGGAAGATATGACCAAGGAGGCGTTTGCCGCACGATTTGGCGAACGCGAAGACTTCGGGTCGCTCTCTGACTTCACCAGTATTGGCGACCAGGCCCCGGTCTGGTTGCCCAATGGCAACATCCGAGTAGCTGAATATTGGTACGTCGTCGAAGACGTTGAGCAACTGCTGGACATTGAGATTGCCGCTAACCCATTGATTCCAGGGATGCAAGAACCCAAGCGAATCAAGGTGGTGAAGTCGTCGGTTGACCTCTCCCTGATGCCCGAGCACAAGATTATCCGCACCCGTGAACGCAAGATCCAAAAAGTGAAGATGGCCGTCATCAACGCGGTCGGTATCTTGGAAGGGAACGAGACGCGCACGGACGGACTTGATTGGCCCGGTCGGTGGATTCCCATTATCCCGGTAATCGGTGAAGAAATCGACATGAACGGGCGGATTGACTATCGCGGCATGGTCAGGGACGCTCGGGAACCGCAGCGGGCATACAACTTCTGGATCTCGGCTGCCACAGAAGCGGTGGCCTTGGCCCCTAAAGCCCCATGGGTGATGGCGTTCGGGCAAGACGAAGGCTTTGAAACCATGTGGGATCAATCCAACGTCAAGAACTTCTCCCGCCTGATCTACCGTCCCGTGGACGCCAACGGTCAACTGGCTCCCCCTCCGGCTCGCCAGAACGTCGAACCAGCAATCCAGGCTATTGCGTCCCTGATCTCGCAGGCCGACAACGACTTGAAAGCCACGATGGGCTTTTATGACGCGAGTCTCGGGAGTGCCGGTCCAGAACAGTCAGGCAAAGCCATTCTTGCTCGCCAGAAGCAGGGCGAAATCGGCAACTCCAATTACCTCGACAACCTCGGACGCGCCATTAAGCATACCGGACGAATTCTTGTGGACCTGATCCCCAAGACGATGGAAGAAAGCCAAATCGTCCGGATTATCGACCCCAACGACAAGCCGAAACTGGTATTCCACACCCCCGGTGCTGCACTCGAAGAAGGGCAGGACCTCCCGGAAGGCGTGGACGAGCAGGATATCTACGACCTGACGCAAGGGCAATATGACGTGTCCATTTCCACGGGTCCGTCGTGGCAGTCCAAACGACAAGAAGCCGTGGCCCAAATGGGCGAACTGATTCAGTCGAACCCGGCCTTGGCGCAAGTCATTGGCGATCTGTGGGTTGGCAATATGGATTCGCCGTGGGCGCAAGAAGCCGCCAAACGGCTCAAGAAAACCGTGCCGCCTAACCTGTTAGATGAAGGCGACGGGGGTGAACCCCAAGTGCCGCCTGAAGTCCAGCAGCAGATGGAGCAAATGGGCCAGCAGATGGAGCAGATGGCGGCGGCCTTGGAAGACGCTCAGAAGTCTCTGGCGGCCAAGAAAGACCAAATGGCAGCCCAGACCGCGATTGGAGCCACCAAGGCACAGGCCGATGTCCAACGCGCAGAAATCGAAGCGACCTCGCGCCAAGAAGTCGAACGGATGCGCGGCATCTCCGAAATGCAGCAGGCGCAAGCCAAGATCGACAACGAGCGCCTGATGGCGCAACTGAAAGCCGAGACCGCGAAAGCCGTGGTCGAAATGAAAGCCGAAAACGCCATGATGATCAAACGCATGGAGCACGCCTTCGGTGTACGCAACGACGCCGACGACGCGATGCGGGCGGCCATTGACGCCGAACCCGATCCCCTTCCCCCAGGACCTGTAGGAGTTTAAGTGTCAGACATCACGATTGCCTCAACGACCGATTCGATGGAAGACATCCGCGCTGCCGTCGAGGGCACCCCGCCTCCGACTGCCCCTGTGGTCACAGAGCAGGAGGCCCCTCCGGACGCACAGGTTGTGGACACGGACGCCCCAGCGGACGCCCCGGCTGATACGCCAGCGGACGAACCGGCTGAGACAGACAGCGATGCCGATGCGGTCAAGCCTGAGAAGCCTGCGGTGGTACGCGAGCGTAAGCGGGACCTGCAAACCAGGATTGACGAGCTAACCAGGGACAAGTATTCCTCCCAGCGTGCGGCCAACGAAGCACGCTCCTACGCCGAACGCCTCCAAAGCGAACTGGATGCGATGCGGAGCGGGGCCAAGCGCGAGGAGCCGGTCGCTCCCGCTGCACCGACGACCACCGACGCCGAACCCAAGTCCGAAGACTTCCCAACCTTTGAAGAATTCACGAGGGCCACGGCCAAATGGGCCGCCAAGGCCGAGCGTCAGGCGTTGGAACAGGACACCAGGAAGTTAGACGAGGAGCGTCGTCGCGCCTATCAACAGTCGCAAGATCGTGCATACCAGACCTCGGTCGAGACCAGCCACTTTCAGCGTCTTGATGCGGCCCGCTTGGACATTCCGGACTTTGACGCGGTGGTGGACGCCGCCATCGACCTGCCCGTGCCGCCGCCCATGAAGTCGGTCATCATGAACGAGGAGCAAGGGCCACGGCTCATGTATTACCTCTGTCAGCATCCCGAGGAGTGTGAGCGGATTGCTCGTCTCGCGCCTACCCCGCAACTGGTGGCCTTGGGACGCCTGATCACCAAGATCGAGAATGAAGTCGCCACGGCCGCAGCGCCAGTTGAAGACACACCGAAGCCTGTCGCCAAAAAGGCCGCGCCAGTCTCAAAATTGCCGCCGCCGCCCAAAACGGTCGGGGGCGGAACTGCCGCGTCCACTGTGCCACTTGACGAGTTGTCGTACGCGGAGTATCGTGATCTTCGTAATCAGCAGGAACTGGCTAAACGCCGGTAACGGTTGATTGCACCTACGCGGAGAGGGATGGTGTCGTGCAGCCCATCCCGCCTCTGCCGCTCCTTTGGGAGTGCCTCTTGACGCTGCACCCGTTGTTCCACGTGGAACGATAGACCACGTTAACCACTATCGCCTGAGCCGATTCACCCGATCGCACCGGCAGCGTTCACTGACCGCACTTGTGCGTGTTCGTGCGTGAATAGGTCTACATCTTCGGCCTTCCCAGGCTGCTCATGGACGTGTCCGGCGAGTCGTCCTTAACCGTCGCCGTGTTGACTGCCTCACCCCACGCGGATTCAGTCGCCGCACACACCATTTTCTTGAGCAGGTATTTAACATGGCTAACACTCTTTTGACGATCGCAATGATCACCCGTGAGGCGCTCCGCGTCCTCGAAAACCAGTTGACGTTCACCCGTCAGGTCTCCCGTCAGTTCGACGACAAGTTCGCCGTCGAAGGCGCGAAAATCGGCACCGTGCTGAACGTGCGCAAACCGCCCCGCTACATCGGCCGTACCGGACAGGCGATT